CGCGCGGTTGCGTCGAGCCAGACACGGCCGGACCAGCAACGGAAGGAACGCCGGCATTCCCGCCAACGGCGCCTACAGACAGAGAAGGCGGGATCGTTAGCGGCCGCTCCATGTATGGCTTGCCGGTGATCGGGTCAATCGACATCTGCTGGCGAGACAGCAACGCACGCGCGCTCTGAGCTTGCAGGATCTCATCCCGCGTCAGTTTTGACCCCGAATCAAACTTCTGTTGCAACTGCCGCAGCACACCTAATGCCCGCTCTGCTTCCGTCCCGCTTCCTCCAGCAGGCGCATTAATCTTTCGCTGTTCCTCAACCAGTTTGAGATAGCGATCCGTGGCTGCATCAGCCTCCTGCCTGCGGCCTTTGCCGTACAGATACTCGGCACGCAGCGAGTGATACTCGGGGGACGCCGTGATGTCAGTAGGAGCCGCCACGTTGCCGCCGCTCTTGTCCATCTTCCCCATGTTCTTTTCAGAGAACCGGCGCGCAATCTCCGTGGCGGCAAACTCGTCAGCAGCAGTCAAATCCCCTTCCAGCCGCTTCTGTTCTTCGACTCGGCGCAATTGCTCCCGCGCACCAGGTCCGGGCCCGAATCCAGCACCGTCCGGCATCTGAATGCCCATCTTCTGAAGCACTGCCGTTCCCTTGGCCGGATCAATAGATCCGTTCTCGATTGCGCTGATCGTTCCTTGAATGACAAGCTCCCGCTGTCTTGCTTGCGCTTGCTTCCATTGCTGATAAACGACAGGCGAGATTGCCCGCCCAGCAGTCTGCAATACGTCTCCGATGGTTCCTCGGTTTTCATTGAACCCTTGCCCGATGACGCTACCGAGTTTCCCGAGCCCTGCCGCAGCACCCTCAAGATTAAGATTCTGCGGGATCGTTTTCAGACCGGAAGATAGTTCATCAAGGAAACTCGCCATTACTTGCCGCTCCTAAACATTCCCGTGTTTCAGACGATTCAATCTAAACCCCGACGCCACCTGTTGCGGGTTTCTTGATTAGACTGCCACCCGCGTCAAGCAACTGACCAAAGAGATTCGCCTTGTTCTTTCCGGCATCGGACAACGCTTGTGCAGATCCGAGAATCGCTTGGATGTCTGGCGCACTAAGACCCAATGCCGATAATTCCTGCTGCAAGTTCTGCTGCGCTACTGTCTGGAATTGCTGATCGAGAGAACGATTTTGATCGACGACGTTGGATTGCGCTCCGGCAAGGTTCGTTTGTGCTCCGAGAATGCCTTGCGACAACGCATCACGTGCGGCCAGCGTTTCCTGTAGCGCCTGTGCCCGCTGATCCGCTTCCGCTCGTGACGTGGCAGTGTCGTAGGAGCCAAGCGATTGCGCAGCGAATGAAGAGCCACCCAGGCCGCGCAGCGCTAGTCCACGCTCAAGCGATCCTCGACCAAGCGACGCGCGCTCCAACAACGGATTAACGCGCGCCTGGATGTACGGATTCATGTTCCCATTCAGATCGCCGAGATACCCGCGAGTCCGTGCTAAGTAGTCATCGACACCGGTTCGATATGTACCGAGTGCGCTCTGATAATCCGTGCGATACCCAGGGATGCCAGATAGCGAAGACTCACGCATGGATCGGATTGACGGATCAATCACGGTTGCGCCTGTCCCGGGGTTCGTAGACGAACCATACTGCGTGAACCTTGGGGCCAGCGAGCGCGCTGCCGCCTCCTCTGCCAGCCTCTGCGCCTGCTGCTGCTGGCTATACCCGGTGATGTCTCCAAGCCCCTTACTGATGGACTGAATAGGCTTTGCAATCGTCTTCACTACGCCGGACATTTCTTGCCCCTCACGGAATACAGCACCATGTCACAACCCTCATATCCGCCTGCGACTTTTCCAACGTAGTAGAGAACTCCGTACTTCCGGAGTCTGGTGAAGAACTTTTCGTTCCTGTCTTTCACGCGCACGAGGCACGCGCCAACGTGCTTGTCGTGCCGCACCTTCTGGAACCATGCGACAGCGGCCCGGAGAATGTTGCGAGAGGATGCCCATGCAAACCACTCCACGTGAGGCTCTATCGTCCAGCCATCAGTGACAACGCCCACAAGCCCAATGGCACCGCGCCGCGACTGATAGGCGTTACTGTCGTCCTCTATCAGGAACAGCGAATCCCATTGCCTCAGGTAAGGCGCAATCGTCTCCAGGAACAGCGTTTGATCCAGCCCCTCAGGAAGTTCAAACGAGCCGCGCTTGTACGCCGCCCAAAGAATCCCAAGGTCCTTTTCTTCAAACTGCCGGATAAACGGTCTGTCCTTTCGGAACAGCCTGTCGCGGTTAGCTTTCAAGATCGATGTTGTCTACCTGGAAGTCGTAGATTGATTCTGCATACACACCAAGTCGCGCCCCCTTGCCTTTGCCGACAACGGAGAAGGATTGATGCGATATGCGACGAGTGAACGTGAAGCCTTGCGAGAAATAGATACTGTCGCCGAAGTAGTTAGAGCCACCGAAATAGATGGCATCATCCCCGACCGGCACGCCCTTCAATGGGATCGTCGCAGTCGTCAGCGAGTATTCGTCCGCATAGTCAAACTCAACTGTCAGATCAACAGGACGGATGCGTCGATATTGCACAGTTCCCTGCGTGATCGAGGACATGAAGTTCATCCCGTCCTCTTCGTCGACAAGCCGCGTCGTTCTGTACACTTGCACGGCAGTTGTGCCAGCATCACCAGAGCCGGCCCCGTTCAGGTCGTATATCTGCCCCGCCTGACCGCCGAATAACACCGTGTAATCCGTCGTTCCCTGCAACCTGCAATACTTTGCCGCCGCAGTATCAAACGCGCTCGCTATCTGCGTCTTGTATACCGACCAAGGAGACAGCCGCGCCTTCTCTCCGGCAGTCGTGATCGGCACACCGTCAATCGCGACGTTCTTGAAGAAGACAAGTATCTTCTCGCCGATGAAGAAGAAGACCTTTTGATTTTGCTGATCGTATACGGCAATCGCCTCCGTCAGCCCGGATACCGTATTCGGGATGAATCTCGACACGTCATCCGCCGCAACATCGCCATAATTCTGCGTACTCGCCAGCGTGTCGATATTCCCGCCACGCTTCATATACATCACATCGTTTCCGATGTTGACGACGGACTCCGTGCCGATAGCATTCGACCCCACGTAGAAGTCCTGCCATGCGTAATCCGTGGCATCACTGCCGGTCAGGACATACAGGCGTCCTGCCTCTGTCGAGATGACAAGTTGATTCTGAAACAGGACAACGCCGTTGATCGGCCTCAGGTCCGGCGTGACCATGTAGAAGGCTTCGTTACCGTCTACAAATCCGCTAGATGAGACTGCCGCGCGCTTGGTTGTGTCATATGAAGTCGGGTCCTCGAATTCAGACGCAACGAGCAAATGCGGAGTGTCTGTCGACCCTTCCTTGACGTTGAATAGCCAGATTCGCCCCCTGTGCTCGATTCCATATCGCGCATAGAGAGTTCCGGCAAGCCCAGTAGTAAGCGTAGAGAATGACGATCCGTCCCACTTCTTGACTGCCGTAGCCTTCTGAATGTCGGTAACGATGATGTAATCGCCAAGCGACCAATAACAGTCCCGCAACTGCGATGACGTGGTCACCGTTCCAACGGACGAGAAGGTAGACGCCCCGTCCCAGTTGTAGACCGTGGCCCCTGCCTGCACTAGCGTCGTGACAGAGTTGGCCCGCGTCACAAGTTGCAGAATGCCCTGTACCGGCTGAAGATTGGGGGCCGTCGCCTTCAGGTCAAACGGCTTGCGTGGACGGAGCGCATAGGAATCCTTCGACAACTCGAAGTTATACGAGCCCTCGGAAGCCTCAAATACAGACGGGATCGGGTTCTCGTTGAGCCCGCCGCTGAATAGCCATTTCATGCGTAGACGGCTCGATATCTGCGCGACGGATTCTGCCCGCGCATGAAGGCAATCAGACGAACACGGGCGCGACGGTAAGACACATCAGACTCAAGAATCGCCTGGATGTCTGCCTCGCCCTTCACATCCTCGAACATGAACTTGAACCGGCGCGCTGCCATTTGGCAGAAGGCGTAGTTCTCTTCGTCGTTATGAAACGGCATCGTGTCCGATGCGACTTCCACCATGACAGACCGCTCATAGTCATACGAGTAGGTATATGCCGCGTCCGGAACTTGATAGAAGCCAACCTTCTTCGCTGTCGAAGGCTCCCAATACCACCAATTCGGCTCTCCGCTGACGGTTGCATAATTGAAGATGTCTGTCTGCAACTGGACGAGCCCGCCCGGATATTCGTAGATCTGCTTATTGCCAGATGTCAGGTAAAAATGGGGCGTTCCGTAGAATCGAACAAAATCCGTCTCCAGTGAGTATGTGCGCGTGCCGGCCACGGTCGACAACGTCGCAGTCGCCATCTCGTTTCCGATGAGCCGGTCAGATACCAGGTCGCCAATCTCGTCTTGCACGGCGATGATGGCTAGTTGCGTCGATGCGTTGTGCTGCACATCTGAAAAGCTGGTGATCGGATCATTGTCGCCCCTGATGATGGCATTCAGTCTGAAAATCCGATTAACAGCTTCAAGGAGTGTCATTCAATCCGCCCTAGTGTCGATAGCGCCTTCTTGAACATCTCGCGCAGGTCTCGCGCGTTCAACTTGGTCGGCATGATTGCGCCTTCCATGCCGCGCCAATGCAATTCGATGAAGATGAGTTTCCCGCCGACGACGACACCGATTCCGATATCTCCGTTGCGTTTCTTCGGAGGCTCGTCCGCCTGAGGCTTCGTCTCTGTCTCAGGAAGTTTGATGGTTTCGGCCACAAATACAGGCTCCGGCTGAGACGCGGGCTCTACAGCCTGCGACGCAGCAAATTGCCGCACGTTCTCTTCTCGCTTCTCTTGCAGATGGGCGCGAGACTTCCAATTCTTGCGCCGGTTTTCCCACTTTTCTTTTGGGTCTAGTGCCATGCGATCCTCGAATAACGGAAGGGGCCGAAGCCCCCTCCGTCACGGGTTGACTACGGTTACAGCTTGGACGCGCCTGAACGCACCTTCACAATCCAATGGCTATTCAGGATTGCGCCAGCGAACCATGCTTTCCATGCCGCCGAACCGACTTCGTTGAAGAGGTCAGTCCCGACTTGCCCAGGAGCCTTGGTGATGAGTTCCACCGCAGGCGGGTTCTTCGGGTTGTACATCTCATAAGAGTTCGTGGCGTGCATGTTCCCCAGGCCCACAGAGCCCACGGCTTCCTTGCCGTAGATGTAGGTCGAGTAAATGTCGTTTGCCGTAGAACCCGAACCACGAATACCACCGGCAGAGGTCGTGCCGCCGCCAGTCGTCACCGGGATGATTTCCGTCGAACACCACCGCACACCACCCACCGCGCCGAACTCGAACGGCATCGTTTCCGTGTATCCGCCGTACTGTTCCACCGGGATGAAGCCAGTGATCGAACGGATGTCCTCTTCAACGTCAACGTGTGAGATGCCGTAGTACGAGGCGCGAACCGGATTCGTGTTGTAGTTCTGCGAGCCATACCCCGGCGTCGTGAACTGCATCGCGGACCATCGGTTCAGCGTGTTGACAGCAAACTTGATGTCATTCAGCGAGATGATGCTTGTGACGTTCGTGTCAGCCGTGCCGCCGCCAACAGCACCATTGGAGTAGCGCACTTTCGACGCGCCACTAAACACGGACTCCATCAGCAGGTTTAGCGACTCGCCAGCGTTCGCGCCCAGGTTGTCAACAAACCGAGCGGCCCGCAGGTTCATCTGATAGAAGTCGATTTCTTCCGTCAGAAGCACCGCTTGACCGTACTTGGCCATTGCAGCCGTCACGTTAGTCGTCGCCGGAAGCACCGTCGAACGACCGAAGAAGGCGGACTGATTGCCTTCAATCTGCGTCATGGCGGTAGTCGTAGGACTCAGGTTGTCCAGACGTTCCCACTTGACGGATGCCGTGCTGCCGTTCTTGTCGAGAGTGCCCGGAAGCGTTCCGTTGAAGAACGGAAGTTTCTTGCGCGCAGCAGACAGAAGCCCCTTCATCAACTGATAGTTGACGCCAAGGGGCATATTGGAAGTAGTGCTAGATACGAGTGGCATTGCGAATTACCTCAGGTCAGTAGCCACTTGAGACGTAGCGGGACCATTCGGCTTCGAAATCGCGCCCGATCTTTCCTTCAAATCGCGCGTTATCTCCAGACGGTTCCGGCTTCGTAGTGGCGGAAGTTTGTTGAGCGGTTCGTAGCGCCCGTTGGTTTTCCGCCAACTGCGAATCGGTCTTAACAGAAAACTTCTGCGCAAACTCGTTTCGCACTGCCCTCAGTGCTGCCTCCCATGCCTTCGGGTTCTTGTCTCGGTTGTTGTAGACGGAAAGGAATT